TATTAAAACTGTGTCAATTCATTGTGAACGATCCCGGTAGTATCTATTCAACCAATAAAAAAATTCAAAAAAGAGCAGTCGCTGGCATATACGGAAACATAGATAGATACAAAGATATATCTATGTTGCACAAGTGGGGATACTCTGAAGAAAGCATGTGTTTGCTGTATCAAGAACATGGATATAGCAGAACAATAATTGAATCTCCAAAATATCAAAAAACATTAGCGGATGGTCGAGTTGTTGCATACAAATAACATAGCTGCCAAAGTAGTTAAAGAATTCCACGGGTTTTCTGGGAACCAAATATTGTTGATGCAGAAACACGATAAACTTTTTGTACGCAAGATCGGAGATGTGTCAAGGAACCTAGAGCGTATGCAAGTATTGTGTGAGGAGTATCCACTGCCCCAATTGTATACCGTTTCGGAAAAAATGATTGACATGGAATATTTGCACGGGCTTGATATAAAATCGTATCTTAGAACAAACAATTACGAAAAGTTGCTGGAGTTTTTGTTGTGCATACTAGAGAAATTTTCTACTATCATAATAAACAAAGATTATACAGAAATCTATATCAAAAAATTACAAGAAATCAACTTTGATGAACTGCCATTCACTTGTGAACAACTGTTGGATCGATTACCCCGGCAATTGCCTAGTTCAAACTATCATGGAGATCTAACACTAGAAAACATCATCTGGACAGCGGATAGAGGATTTTTTCTAATAGATTGTGCAACAATAGAGTACGATTCATACATATTTGATATTGCAAAATTAAGACAAGATTTAGAACTGGGTTGGTTTACTAGAAAAGACAATGCCATGCTAAATGTCAAAACAAAACATATACAGCAAAAAATATTGCAACAGTATCCAATAGCAAACAATGACTACTTATTGATTCTAATGTTGTTGAGAGTTTATCGACACAGTCAACCTGGTACACTTGAGAGAAATTTTTTATTAGAAGGAATTACATCGTTATGGAAATAATAATGCCAGCGGCTGGATTGTCAACAAGATTTCCCAACATGCGGCCAAAATACACTTTGTCTGATTTTCGAGGCCGGATGATGTTTGAGCGGTCCTTGGAATCGTTTATCGGCAAGCACAACATTACTATTGGTATTTTGAAAGAGCATGACAACAAGTACAATATCTCCAAATACATCAAAAGCGAATATGGGGATTCTATACAAGTAGTAGTACTAGAAGCCAGAACAACAGGGCCTGCCGATACTGTCTATCAAATTTTAAAACAAGCAAGATTAACTACTGAAGAATTTTTAATCAAGGACTGTGACAGTTTCTTTGGTCATGACTATCAAGAAGGAAATTACGTCTGTGTTTCTAATATAAAAGATCACGAAATACTAAAAAGATTAGCGTCTAAAAGTTTCATAGTGTCTAATGATCAAGGGATCATCACCAGCATTATCGAAAAACAAGTGGTGTCAGATAATTTTTGTGTAGGCGGTTACAAATTTGAATCTGCTGATTTGTTTATATCTGCATTTGATAAACTACAAAATGCTTATGTTAAGGAAATATTTGTTAGTCATGTTATTGAGGAATGTTTAAATTCAGGAATTATTTTTAAAAGAAGCACAGTATACAATTATGTTGATGTGGGCACTGCTGAAGACTGGTTTGAGTACAACGACAAGGTTGTAATTTTTTGTGACATAGATGGAACTATTATCAAAGCACAATCTAGAACAGAAATAGGATCCAAGCCAGTGGCATTAGAACAAAATATAGCGGCAATTAAAAAATTAATAGCAACAGGCAGTGAGGTTGTTTTTACAACAGCTCGACCTGCTCAGCATCATGACATTACAGAAAAAATGTTAACTGAATTAGGATTTGTTAATTTTAAATTACTGTCAGGGCTATCCAATGCCAAACGTATTTTAATTAACGACTACAATGAGGCTAATCCTTACCCCAGGGCAGTGGCTATAAATATCAAACGTGATTACGACAATCTTGGAGATTTTTTATGATTGCAGTAATGTATATAGGACAACGTCGATATGCATCCATGAGTCATGCAAATCATCAGGTTCTACTGACTGAATTAGAAAAAATAGCACCTGTTGTCAAGTATGATTTTACTAGAGAAATTGGTCAACCCAGTCCCAGTCCGTGGCAACAAAGTGGCGGTATACAAATTTTTGATTTTTTACAAGGCGTAGAGCAAATTAAAGAGAATGTTGTTGTAAAATTTAGAAGTGATCTTTGGTTCACTGATGCGGCTATAGATGCCATCACTAAAGAAGTAAAATTGGTGTATGAAGGCAAACAAGATGCTTCTTTCTTTGGGTGCAATTGGAAAGATTATACCGGCCATGTGTATACCAAGGAGCATGTTAACGAAAAGCCTTGGGTACAAGACTTTGTTATTGTTGTTGATAAAAGTGTGTTGAAGGACAAAAACGAGATCTATAAAAACATAGAATTAACAAAGCCTTCAAAGAGAGCTTGCGGAACAAAAGTATTTCGTGCAATTCTAGCAACACCAGATAGAGCATACAATGTTTTGTCTCAAATCTATCTGATTAGAAAACAGTTAGAAGGTAATTTTGACCCCTGGCAAGTTGGGTATGATTATATTTTTGAAGATATGAAAAGATTTGGGCATAAAATGCCGGATGCCATGCCCTGGTACCTAACAACAAAGACAAAGAAAGAAAAATTAGTCATATATCTTTTGCCGTATCAGTCGGAATCGTTTTTCCATTCAGAATGGTTTCAGCAAATAATCAATGATAACTTTGTTATCGAGCATTATGATCATGACAAAACCTACGACGTAGATACTGTTTTTGTCATGGGTGCAAGACAATATTTGTTGGAAGAACATAGAGAAAAATTCAATGACAAACGGCTGATTGTGGATGTTATGTGGGAAAGCTACAGTGGCAAGTACGGAAAATTACATGTCAAATTTAAAAATCCAAATCATTTTTATATTTATGGAAGCTATCATGCAGAACCAGTGGAGGGCATTGCCTTTGTTCCTAATTTTCTTTGGTACAATGAGAGTTTGTGGTGGCGGCAATACAGGCTACATGAATACCAACCACAAAAAACCTACGATAAAAAATTTCTTTGTCTGGTTGGACATGCAAGATCTTGGCGACTTGATTTTTTAGAAGCTGCTGCTCCTTGGTTAGAATCTGACGCCTTGTATAGTTGTACGCAGAACGGTCTTGTGTTGCCAATGGACAACCCTATTCCGGAACTGGTGTGGCATCGACAATCAAATCCTGACTGGTATGATTCTACCTGTTTTTCTATAGTGCTTGAAACTGCAAGATCATGGGAATGGGCGGCTGTGTTCTTGACAGAAAAAATTTACAAACCCATTGGATTTCAACATCCTTTCATGGTGCTGGGCAAGACAGGAATATTAACTTATCTTAAGTCGCAAGGATTTGTCACATATGACAACTTGTTCGACGAAAGTTATGATGACGAAGCTGACCTTCAAAAGAAAATTTCACTCATACTCAATAACGTATCCAACTACGAAAAGTGTCCCTACGACAATGAAACTTTGAAACGTATTGAGCACAACCATTTGTTGTTTTACAATCAGCAAAGAATCTATCACGGATTAAAAGCTGAGCTAATTGATCCAATTAAGAATTTTATAAGAACTCGATGAATCAACCCAGCAAATATTATGCTACTAGTGTGGAATTGGGGCAACAGTTTCAGCAGAACAATCCCAAAAATTGGGCTGGCAACGACAGCAAGAATTACCATAATTACATACGATTTCTCATGGATCGCTACGCTGCCCGAACTGTGTTGGATTATGGTTGTGGTCGGGGTCAACAATACACTGATGTAGTGCCATATGGATTACCGCATGGTGTCATGAGTGAGCCAATGACTTTTCATACTAGAATCATGGCCGAATCAGTTTATAAATATGATCCTTGTGTGCCAGCATTTGATCAGGAACCTGTTGGGCAACAATTTGATGCTGTTATTTGTACACAAGTGCTTGGAGGCATTCCCGATGCTGACATGCACTGGATCAAACACAAATTCATGACGTATGCAACCAAGTTTGTTTTTATAGGACTACACAGTTCTCCAGGCAAAAGCAAGAAACGCATATACAATCCTGCGCATGTCACGCCCAATCGAACTGTAGAATGGTATCAAGAACAATTCAGCAACTGGACTGGACCTGAGTTGTATTGGTGGTTTAGAGATAGTGACACCACGTGCAATGATTGGTACAAAATATGAAAATAGGATTTAACTGTAGTAGTTTTGATTTGTTACATGCTGGTCATGTCACAATGTTAAAAATGGAAAAAGAGCTATGCAACTATTTGATTGTAGGACTGCAAGTGGATCCCACCATTGATCGGCCAGGCAACAAGAACAAACCAGTGCAGAGTGTGTACGAAAGATATGTACAGCTACAGGCTTGTCGATATGTAGATGAAATACTGGTGTATGAAACTGAATTTGATTTGTTACAGATGATTCAGACTCAAACTTTGCACATTAGATTCCTTAGTGAGGAATATCTCAACCGAGACTTCACAGGCAAGCAATGGTGCATAGACAATGGCATAGAATTATATTATCATAAAAGATCACATGTGTACAGTTCAAGTGAACTACGTGCAAGAACTTCTAGATTAGAAACTGCCAAAGACAATGCCATTGCATTGCCACAGCACAGTCCGGACCTATCAAACAAGATAAGGTAAGAATTTTTTGTAAATCAAGCCTTGACGACTTTCCTCATCAGTCCAGTGGCAAGCAGCAAGGTCATTGATCCATTGTGTGCGATCAGGCATAACAGGACTATGAATTGTGCCAGCATCAGTGTTGGCCGCTTGCCAACACACACTACTAGAATCATCCACCCACAAAGGAACTCCGGACAATATTGCAGCCACTCCACTACTGCTGTTAAACACAAAAGCGCCAGCGGCATGTTTCAAATCTTTCAATAAAGAACGGTGTGTTGGATTACTCATTGTGACCCCAGATTGTATCAATGAAGCTAGATTGTTTATTTTTCCTGGGTGCGGGCGTAGCACAATGGGTATATCAGTGTGTTGTCTTATAATTTTTATTTTTTGTTCAGCCCAGGTCAACGGCGGCAAGCCCTTCATGGTAAACCCACCTTCTCGTTGCAGCAATAATAGTATGTAATTTCCAGTCGAACGCCAATCATGCAGACTGACTCCAAGATCAGTTGACAATTGATTCCATCTAGAGGAATCTGAATTTTTATTAGCATAGTTGCCAGTATCATAAAAAGGACTGCCTATGCTGTAGCGAAGATACAAACTGTTGTGATCTACAAATTTAAAACAATTTGCATCAATACACATTGTGTGATTACCCAATTGTTGTTGTTGTTGTATTATGTGTGCTCGTAATTTTATGTTGGGGGTGTGTTGTTCAGGACTAGACCATCCTAACATCACTGCTAACTTTGTAGGAACATATGTATTCTGTGTTTCTACATGTACCCTGGCGCCTTGCAATCGTGCACCATCAGCAAACGCCATCAGTGTTTCAGTTTTTCTGCCAGGTGTTTGTTTCTGCAGAGAGCTCAGATAAACAACAACATCATACATGTTCGTTCAAGATGCCCCAAGCGGTGCCATCTCGCATTTCTGCTTCTGTAAATTGACAATATGCCATGTGTCTAGCCCAGGCATCTACTTCATCCAAGGTGGGCACATATGGATTGTTTATAGCATCTAAACTTTGACTGCACAATGCACCGGCCGCATTAGGACCCAGTGTTATGGCAGGTTTGCCCAACAGCAAGGCTTCGCCGGCAGCAATACTTGAATATGTAACCAAACAATGTACATCTTGGTCCAAGGCCATTTCCATGGTATTTGTTGTGACTCTTGCACTGCGTCCTTGTTTTGTGCGTATTACAATAGGTCGATCAGTGTGTGCGCGAATTTCAGCTTGTACACCTTCCAACCAGTCTTCCAGCACAATGTCGTACAAGTTCAACAACTTTTGACTGGGTGGTGCAATCAATATGTTGGAGCCGCCTCTAAATTTTCTAAATTGAACGCCAGTGGCCGCCAGTCTGTCACTCGGTCTATCAATGATGGGTCCTATATTTTGTACATCGTTGCGTGTGATCCTGTGATAAGTCTTTTTACGACCATTACCAAAATATCCAGTATCGATGTAATAAAAATCTCGTCCAGCAGCACGGCAGGCTGTCATTTCTTTTCTACGTACTACCCCTCGCAAAACTACAGGAGTCATTTCATTGCTGTGTTTTTGCCAGGTAGATAATTGTCCACCTGACCCTGTTATAAAACTTTGCAAATAGGGATCGTACATATGGCCTTTTCCTTGATTTTTATCACTGTTTCCACCAACTGCTACCACAGCATTGTTGTTTAATGCTTGCAATTGTTGAACTAATTTATCTATTGTCACATCGTAATACCAACCAGCCGGATCCACACGATATTTTAAAATGTCTAAAAACAGTTGTCGTATAT